GGCACGCTGAATAGAATGGCTGGTAGCGATGACGCGAGAAAGGAGGTCATAAAATTTCTTTTCGGCGTGAGCAGTTCAAAGAAGTTGAGCGGTGCACAATGGATTGCTCTCGCAAGATGGATTGACACGGTCAACGTAGACGACAAGTGGATACCACAGGAATGTTTGAAAAAGGAGGTCGACGACATACTCGAGTTTATATCGAAGGGAGAGATTTATGTATTCGGTTGAGTTCTTTGTGCATGGTTGGGCTTATGCCAAGCAAAGTTTTCGTTACGCGGCTGGACATTCTTACCAAACCAAGAACGTAAAGAAATGGCAGAATGCGATATGGTGCGCGGCTAAGGAAGCCCATGACGGTGATTTGCTCGACGAGGCTGTAGAGGTACACCTTGATTTTTATGTGAAGCGTGACCTTGCGGATTTAGACAACTTGTCGAAGTGTGTATTGGATGGGCTACAGGGTTCTATATTTAAGAACGACAAGCGAGTAGTCAGGTTGATTCTGACGAAGACACAGATAAAAGATGCTAGCAGAATTGGTGTGCATGTTGTTGTGAAAAAGGCAGAGGAGACGAAATGACAGGAGCCGTATACAGGAGAAGTACAGAGCACATGGTGAAGATATTGGGGTTGAAACCAGATTACAAAAAACTCACCGACGACTACAGCGCGTTTTTCGGACGTTGTTTTAAATATGGCGAGTTTATGGAAGGTGTCCGGGACCATTTCTGGAACGGCGTGATAATTCAGCGCGACGACCGCAAAGGGGTTGTCGAGAAAGGTAAAGTAGTATGGACGGAGTAGTAGGATACGGCGACATCTTGTCACCCGAGTACCAAGAAGAACTGATAGCGCTTAGAGACAGTCTCACAAGGGATTCGTTTAGGATTGGCGATATTGTTGCACTCGTGGCGTATGAAAGACCGGATATATTGCCCAAAGAAATCCATAGCGCGGTTGGCGCGTTTGCTGGCAAGAAGTCGAGAACCGTACGTGAGTATGCGGCTATCAGCAGGTTCTACCCGCCCGAAGTGCGAGAGCGGTATGCGGTACTGACATTTGACCATTTCAGAACAGCTATGAGTTTAGGCGAGAAATGGCGTGAAGCGTTGGATTGGGCTGTCGAGCAGACCGATAGATTGAACCGACCTGCGACGGTGGACTCTATGGAGACAGCATTTCACGACAATGCTACGCCAACAAATTATTTGCAGGCAGAGGAAGAAAACGCTGCCAGCGAGGTCGCGACGTTGTTAAATAAATTGCGGGAAGTGTTGGGCATCAAGATGCACTTGCCTGAATTTATAGAGAGGGAAGTGTTGGGGTTGATTGATAAAATCGAGCTTGCGATTACCGAGAAGGTGTGCTAGTATAGAGGTGCAGACCCTATCAAAAGTCTGCGCTCCTTTCGCTGATTGCTTGTCCCAATCGGCTAATAGAACCCCTGCTTGTCACAGGGGTTCAGCCGTTTAAATCTAGTTGAGCCGTCTACTTGACTTGTATATATCGCAAGTGGTAAGATGATGACAGAGTAAAAAAAAAGGAGCGACGAAATGACTACTATCGAAGCAGGCGAAAAAGTTTATATTTATAAATTATGGGCGAGCCAGATGCGCGTATACGAGGTCACGAAGGTTTGCAAAAACAGCGCGGTAGCTATGTATAAAATGAAAATCGAGGGCGGGAAGGTAGTAGAAATTGCTGATGAGAACCAGACAGAAATCCGGTTCAGTTTGTCGACTTGCCGTACGCACGGTGGGAAATGCAGTACAGAACACGTCAATTTGTTATCGGACGGCGATATCGAGAGGGCGATAGCGGGGCAGAATAGAGATATTGAGCGGAGGGCTCGCGATAAAGCAGAGCGTGAAGCAAGCGTGAATGAAAAGATGGCAAGGGCAATCGCGCTGAACCCTAGCGTGACGTATGAGATATTGGATGGCGACGAGAACAAGGGCGCGGGACGCGCAACATTGAACACGACGAACGGTCTAGCCTACGTGATGTTTGCGCACGAGCGTCGTGAGATGTTTGACAGCAACAGCGTCTACCTGAAATTATCCGTCATGTCGAAAGATAGCGGGCAGAAATGGAATGTCGAAACCACCAGCGGTGACGGCGATACGATCGAGAATGTGTTGCTCGATTACGTAGCCACTTGGGGTTTGAATGTATAACAGAACGAAGGCGAGGGGGAGCCTGTGGCGGTGAAAAGCCGTTCGATAAGTTTTGTTCATGTATATTGAAAGGAGCGTAAAGACTATGGAAGATTTGCAGAAATTGCTGGACGCGGCTCGTGCGTACGCGCAGGATTGTCACGATGCGATTGCGACGAGCAAAAACGTACAGTTCGTTGGTGGGAGAGGGATGAGCTACCAGACCAACAACGGGCTGTTCGGCAGTGCATGGGAGAGCGGTGTGCTGAATGATTGGGCGGCATCGCAGATTGGCGCAAGGCTCAATGCGCCGAGGGCAGATTGGTTGTGGCGCGAAGAGAATTGCCCGTCTGACCTTGTTGCAACGATTATGAACCGTTTAGTTCAAGAGCGCGAGGAAAAGAGCCTGTTTGTGCGGAGCAAGGGCGGCACAGTACGTGCTGTGCTCTCGGACGAGTACAGCCCATTCGACAATCACGAGCTGTTGGAGCTTGTTGAGAAGGCTGTGTCTACGATGAACACCGACGTGAAGGTCAAGCGCGGTTATGTAGGCGACGAGATGTCTGCTTATGTCTTATTCCCAGCATTCGCGGTTGGGCAAGACCCTCGTGGCGATGGCAAGAGTGGCGGTACTTTACACCCAGCTTTGCATATAGGGAATAGTGAACGGGGTAGCCGACGTTGGCGTATTTCTAGCGCGGTGTTTACGGGTTATTGCGAGAACGGCATGATATTTGGGTACAAGAACAAAGAGGCGGTGAGCGGTGTACATCGTCATTTGCCAAAGTCTGCGATGACTGTTCTGGTAGCCGCCGCAATTGAGCAAGCGTTGGCGAGCGCAGATGTGGTAATTAAGGCGTTTGTAGACAGCGTTGCAATTGACATCGGGGAGGTGAATTTGTCGGGTATAGTTGAGCGTTGGTCGCGTACGTACGGTTTGTCCGTGGGGGAAAAAGACAATTGGTTGCATTCCGTAATAGGTGAGAGCGCTAGGAATGAGCGCGAGCATAAACCAGCATTGTTTGATGTGCTGAATGGGATTACTTCGATGGCGCAGGGGTACGAAGTCAGCAGAGCAAACCACATGGAGCGTCTAGCGGGTGATATGCTCGAGCATTACATAAACAATGGGCGCGTTAGTCGCGGAATGGTTCTGGTAGAGCAATAAATTGTGGGACGGGTTGGCGAATTTCGCCAACCCGTCCTGTATTTAATAACCAGTCCACTTGACATGTATATACCGTAGGTGGTAAGATAAAGACAGACTGAAAAAAAGGAGAGACAAAATGACACCGAAAAACAAAGCGAACAAAGAGTTGGGCAAGTTGACCTACAACACCTATTTCGAGGCTATACCGTTCGACAAAGTGTTTGATGTTCTGAAACAGAACGGGATTACGGCGGTGGACGAGAGCGGCCAGCCGTGGAGCGGTGTTATCTGTGGTGAAAGCGGTTCTACGACGATTGCGGTGACAGGCGCGAAGGCGTTGTTAGTGCTTGGTTGGTACAGAATGCAGAGCGGACGTTATGAAGTCAATGTCTATCTTGCATAGGAGAGAAGAAATGGAAAAGAATAACGTTGTTTGTGACGGCAAGGGCGGCATTGTGTTGAGAGTGCCCGAATGGATGAGTAAGGAAACGATGGACGAGTACGAAAAGTTGCGCGACATGGACGTATGCGATATGCGGGATTATCACAGCATGAGGTGGAGCGCGCATGACCAAGGGATGAGTTATTTGGTCGCGTTGAAAGCAAATCAGTATTACTATATCCGCGAATACGAGGGTATGCTGAGCAAGTTTTATTATGTGCCTGAATGCGCTGGAAAGTATTGAAATTGATGAACAGTAAGCAGGTACATTTACTAACGGGCAAAAGTGCAGTCTACGAAAAGGAGGTGATGCTTGGTAGCGTAGGCGGGAACGTTTACGTTATGAGTATTGTGGTGAACAAAACGATGACCGGAAAGAAAGAAAAAGAGCTTGCGTTCTACGTGACGAACGAGAAGCTGGTTGAGATAGCCGATAAGATATTAGAATTTGCGAAGGAGCATAGAAATGAGTGATATTGTGAATGGAGACAATGAGTTTGATGTAAGAGTGCTCGCAACGATGGACATGGGAATGTTGCGGGACGCGTTTCGTGTGTATAGCGACGCGAAAGAAACGTATGAGAAAACCGAGGAAGAGAGCCATAGGGCTGGGAATGCTCGTCGTGATTATCGCCCCGTGATTAGCGCGGACGAGGATTTGGCGAAGTTTATGGATACCGCCAATGCGCTCGAAAACGCCAAGAACGAAGCTATCAAGAAATGTGCGAGCGACGGCGCGGCTCTCACGACGGCTAAGAATGAGTTATACCGGTTGCTTGCTTCCTTGGAGTGCAACGTATGGGTACGCGTACCGAGCGGATATGTCAGGACGGACGGGTACGGGGGTATTGAGTGCGTTCTGGATGACGAATTGTTGAAGATACTCGAGGAAAGGAGGTGGAATTGAGCAAGGAGAAGTACTTTGACGCGAGCTTTTTGATTAGGTTGACACAAGATATGTTGAAAGCGATACGAGAAAAAGCAGAAGACAGAGGCGTGTCAGGTGTCGTGAGAGAGCTACTGCAAATGTGGCTGAATGGTGAGATTGTATTGAGAGAAAAAGGAAATGAGAAATGACAGACCAGAGTTTTGAGAAAGAAACGTATGTGGTTGATAACGCCCAAGAGCAGGGACCGACTGCAGACGAGCTAGTAACCGCGATACAGTTACCCGAAGCAGGTGGAATAGCGTTCTGCGAGTTGTGGGGAACGTCCGAGGATGAAAGCGGTGTCCATGACGTGAAAATCACGGTCACGCATCGCGGGTTCACATCCCTCGAAGCGTTGGAGGGCATATTACGCACTATGGCTACCGCGCAAGCGAAGTATGGGCTGAAGCCGTACAAGGTGTTGCAATCCGCGCCGAAGCCAGAGCAAGTAGACAATGGGGCTCAGACGCCACAGCAGTCTAACGAGCCGCCCAAAGCACAAGCGAAACAGGCTGAGCCGACATACGAACCTGTTGACGATGGGGCTGGGGTTTTGATTGTGGAGCGCATGGATGTACAACCACGACCAGACCAAAAGACGCGGTTGGACTTCTACCAGAGCGGTTTGCAGTATCCTGTAATATCTGCGGTGATGACGCCCGAGCAACTAGTAATGATGTTGCTGGCGACGGACGCGTGGTCGCCCGAGCTGTTTATGCGACCGGGCTCGTACAAGGTTCATTACAAGATACAATGGCGTAATTCGACGCGCATGAATCAGAATGGGAAACCTTATAAAAACATCGTGAGTGTTGCAAAAGCGTAGCTATTCATGACTAAGGCAAATCAAGTTGGCGAATTTCGCCAACTTGATTTGCAGAGGAGCGACAGATGGACGAGATAGGCAGAAGCAATCAGGATAGATGCAAAGAAGAGGTTGCTGTTGTTGGAGCGATATTAAACGCTATGTTGGGCGCATGGTCTGCGGACGGCACCGTAACACGTGTTGACCCAATTCGGGTGACCTATAGCATAGTACATGAGTTGGAAAGACTCCGTGAAGTAAACGAACAAATGAAAGTCGATTTGTTGTCTGCGCAGATGGCATTAAATATTATGCGTGGCGATAGCGAGAAATCGACTAAGGTGTTAGCGGATTATTGTTTAGGGAACATGACTTGGCACAAAATCACCGAGGCTCCATTGAGGAGCGGGCTTTACGCGCTTCACATGAAGTTTGAGGCAAGTCCGCAAGATGTCGTTGTTGTGTCGCGTTACGACAAGCAAAAAGATAAATGGGGGTGGATAAAGGAGGTTATTTTGGAGTGGATGGAGTTGCCAGAGCCGCCGAAATACGAAGGCGATTGATAGAGTGATATAGCAATTGCAAATTATGCCCGATATTACCAGAATACGGGCGTAGTTTGCATAAATAGCGGCTGTTTAGACCAATTTACTTGCATTTATATGCAGAAAGATGTATCATGTGAGTATGAAGATATTTACCAGTCGGTTCACGTGCAAAGAGTTGAAGAATTTTGACGCGGTCAAGGTACAAATATCGATGTACAAGCCAAAATTTCCTACGGGTTTTGCGGTGACGGAGTCATGCGGTATGCTGGCGCCGTGGGGTATACCGTGGAATGATAACTTCAAGGCGAAGTATTGGGCTAAGTTAGACATGTATGGTGTAGATAAAATCAAGCGGTATTTAAATGTGGTCAGCAAACGCAACGACGGCAAAGATTTGGTATTATTGTGCTTCGAGAACATCAAGGAAGGCAAAACGTGCCACAGGCGGTATTTCGCGGAGTGGTGGCAGGAGCGGACGGGAGAAGTGATTGAGGAGTATGACCCCGTCGTAGCGCAAGAAATCGTGGAGGGAAAACCAACGATACAGCAGATGACGCTGTTCTGACCGGACGTCGTATAGGGCTAGTACGCTTCACCACTCGGTGAAGAAACGGGCTGTCAAGACAGTCCCGTCCGGACTATAGATATTATGAACCCATTCCGTTTGTTCGAGGGTGTTACAAATTCTAAAGCGCGGCAGTTTATGTCCGCGCTTGTTTCGTCGACTAATCCAGAGCGCGTCATACACCCATGCGTCGGCTCGTTCTCGACGGTGAGTGCGTTGGTGTCGGCGGGTTATCCTGCCAGTAAAATCGAAACAAGTGACTTCTCGTTGTTTTCCACATTGATAGGGTACTGTTTAGACGGGAGCAAAAACGTGCGGTCTCTAAATCTATCCATGCCCGACAGCTTGGGTTGCTTTGCACCGCCTGTTGGCGCGAGTGATATGGAATACACCGCGTGGTATTTGTTAGCTTTACATTATTTAAGGGTACAGCCGAAAAACCCGTACATGGCGTCGGTGCAGAGGGAATTGAAAACCAACGCAAGAATTTATGTGGATAACATGGTCAGGGATTTGATAGACATGAGGACGTCGCTCGCTGGGTTGAAGTACGAAAGAAGGGACGTCCGTGACGTGCTAACTGAGATGAAAGCAATCGAAGGGAACACGTTGTTTTATATGACCCCGCCTAGTGGGAGCAGGGTATACACAAAATCGTATGAAGACCCAGCAACTTTACTCGGTTGGAAACCGGAGCCGATAAAAGAATTGGGGCCAAATGAATTAAGTGAAACGTTCGACGGCATGACCAATGTGCCATCTTTGATGTGCATATGGACATCTTATCCTGACAGATTCAGCGACAAATGGCACAAAGTGTTCGCAGAGGTTAGAGGGAAGAGGACTTCATACGTTCTGACAAACAGGGATTTGGACGATAGGTTTATTCAGAATACCGTCAAAAAAGTGCCAACCGCTCCATACGAGATATATCAAGAACAGGAAATCAGGCCAGACAGCAAGATAAGTTTTGAGTTAATCAAAGCCAATGAAGCTGAGTATTACCGCGATTTGTTTGTTCACGGGTTAGGTTTGACGGTTGCGGATTTGAACGGTGTTATGCTGATAGACGGTAGGGTTACAACCGTGTGGGGGCTGGCTGTGCGTGATGTGTATTTGGGTAAGGTCGAGTACATATATGAAGTCTATGGCATAAGCAAAACGTGCGAAAGATATATGAGGATAGGTAAGCTATTTATGCTTATGTTGACGAGTGTTGACTTTAGGGATTGGATACTCTCGAAGTACATTATCCTCGAGATGCGCGAGCCTAAAGGTATCAGGACATCCAGCCCCACAAAGAGGCACGAGGGTAAAACCGACAGGGGCGTTATGAAGTTGATAAAGCGAGAAGAAAAGAACGGTGGCTTCCTTTTGCAGTATGAAACCGAGTGGAATGGAAAACATTGGGGTGAACTATTGAGCGATTGGCTAGAAAAGTGGAAGGAGAAATCGCGTGGCTGAGAAAGTGTACGAATTAGGGCATGGGTTAGAGTTGTGGAAAGCGAGCATCAACGAACTGCGGGAGCAGAACAAAAACGCTCGGGTGATGTCAGGCGATGCGATACAAAGGTTGGCGATGACGATAGGGCGGGATGGAAGGTTGGAGTCTGTCCCGTTTTGCGCGCTTAAAGATAACGGTGGTAAGCAGACTATCGAAATTGTTTCAGGGCATCACAGGGTGAGAGCCGCCAAGATGGCTGGATTAGAAGAGTTGTTTGTGTTGGTCGACGTGTCTAACCTGTCGCGTGACCAGATAAAAGGTAAGCAGTTGGCGCATAATTCCATTCAGGGGTCGGATGACCCAGACACGTTGAAAGAGATATACGAGACGATTAGTGACATCGAGTCGAGGCTGGAGGCGTTCTTGGATTCCAATGCTTTGTACGAGAAGCTAGAACAAGCCCGTGCCGAAACGGTAGACTTGGGTTTAGAGTACAAAACGATATGGATAAACCTCTTTCCTAGTGATGAGGCTTTGTTCAAGAAAGCTTGCGAACAAATGGTAGAGAATTTCTCATTAGAGGAAACCGAGATGTACCATGCCGAGTTAGAGCGGATAAAGCTGTTGAAGTACCTGATTCGTCGGTTGGGAAAAGAGTATGACATTCACGCGTTCGGTGTGATATTGGGTATGATGAGTAGGGTGTGCCTTGAATACCTCGGGCAAGAGGTGGATAAAGAGTGGGTGCCGTTGCGTGATATATTTGACGTGTCGGGCGTTCCGGCAGAGACGGCAGAGATTATAGAAAACGCGTTCAAGGGTGACGAACCCAAGTGGAAACAGTTGCAGGAGTGGGCGGTGAGAAATGGCTGAGTGGAGAAATCGAATTACGGGTAACGGAGTTATGCCCGTAGAGGATATTAAGAAAAACCCTAAAAACTGGCGACTACATCCAGAATATCAGCAAGTTGCATTGAGCGGCGTGTTGGAAACCGTCGGTTGGGTGCAGGAATTGATTGTGAATGAAGTAACAGGAAATCTCATTGACGGGCACTTGCGGTATGAGCTTGCTAAAAAGCATAAAGAAAAGGAAGTCCCCGTGAAGTATGTCAAGCTTACGCCAGAGGAAGAAGATATAGTGCTTGCGACACTAGACCCGATTGCAGAAATGGCAGATGCAGACCAGAAAGCTTTGAACAGTCTGATAGATGGCATACAAACCGAAAATGAGGGGATTGTTTACACGTTAGACAAGTTACATAAAGAAGTCGAGGATAAAACCGAAGAGGTTTTGCTGAAGCGGTCTGTGCAGTTATTGCCAGAGCAAGAGTACGTGATGATTGTTTGCAAAACAAACGAGGATTTTGACGCTATCCGAGCCTATTTAGGATTGGGGATGGTTAGGCGTGGGGGATACAAAGAGGGGTCGGCTTTCAATGACGCTGGAGCAGAGCGGTTGATTACGGCAGAGAAGTTTATGGAGCGGGTCAATGCTAATCGCGATACCAAGTAAAGGCAGAGCAGGACGCGTCAAAACGCTCAAGATACTAAAGAACGGTGTGCTATTCGTGCCTGAATATGAGCGTGATGATTATGTTCGTGTTTATGGTGAAAGGGTTGTCGGCGTGCCTTCAAGCGTAAAGGGTATTACAGCTACAAGAAATTGGGTACTCGACAATTGTAATGATGATTGGGTTGTCATGGTCGACGATGACGTAAAGGTACAGGGGTACTTTCGGCTATTCGAGAGTTTTGCAAAAACGTACAGTATGACGAGCGAACAATGGGAGAGAGAGTTCATACGTATGTTCGACCTCACCGAGCAAATGAATTACCGGATATGGGGTGTGAACACAGACGGTAGCTTGAAGGGAACCTTTCCATACAAGCCGATAAACTTCAGGACGTATGTCACCGCGTCGATGATGGGCATCAGAAATGACACAGGGATACGGTTCGACGAAAGATTTAAGGTCAAGGAAGACTACGAGATATGCCTACGTTGCATCAAAGAGGACGGCGGTCTGGCGGGAATACGATACGTATATTGGGTGAACAGCCATTGGGAGGATGAGGGAGGATGCAAGGATTATCGAACGCACGAAGTAGAAGAGCAGGCAATCGAGATGCTGATAAAGATGTATCCCGGCTTCATTCACAGAATAGCGAGAAAAAACTCAGAGTACACGGTGAGTTTGAGCTTTTAGATAAAGAAGGACGACAATGTCAGAAGAACAAAAGGACACCATAAAAAGGAAGAAATTAACCGTTGCTTTGCTGGAAGCTAAAATCAAAGAGAAGCGTGGTAACGTGTCGTCGGTAGCAAAAGCGGTCGGCTGGTCACGAAGCCATGTGCGGAGATTTATATTTGCGCATAAGAAGCTATTAGAAGTCATGGAAGATTCGCGTGACGAGATGAAGGACGCGGTAGAAAGCGAGTTTTATCGTTCGTGTTTAGACCCGAACGTGCAGGGGCATGTGACAGCTATGATATTCTTCCTGAAAACCCAATGCGGATGGGTGGAAAGAACCGAAGTGCAGAGCGATGTGAGTTTGAGAACAACTGAGCCTGTAAAAGTCACATTGTATTTACCGGACAACAAGCGTGAATGACGATGTTGAGATTCGGCTACATGACAAGCAAGAGGAGTTCTTAGCTAGTGAAGCGGACATAGCTATAGGGGGAGGTGCCGCTGGCGGGGGAAAAACTTACGCATTGTTATTGGAGCCGTTGCGCCATTTCCAGACAAACAAATTTAATTCCGTCATGCTAAGACGGACATACCCAGAAATTACAAAAACAGGTGGCGTTTGGGATTACGCGAACGAACTATACCCAATGTTCGGCGGTGTGCCGAACGCTGGTAAGTTGGAGTATCGATTCGCGAAGTCCAAAATAGGTTTTGGGCATTTAACCAACGAGCAATCATTAAGCAATTGGAAATCGGCGCAGGTCGCGTTGCTAATGTTCGACCAGTTAGAAACGTTTACCGAGAGGCAGTTCTTTTACATGTTGTCGAGGAACAGGAGCGTGTGTAGTGTCAACTCGTACCTAAGAGCTACCGCGAACCCAGAGCCGAATTGGTTGGCAAAATTTTTGGATTGGTGGATAGCGCCCGACGGGTACGCAGACATGGAGAGGGCGGGGAAGATACGCGCGTTTGTGCGAGGCGATAACGGAGAGATGTATTGGGCTGACACGAAACAGGAGTTGAGAGAGCAGTTCCCAGATAAAGACCCAAAGACAGTCACGTTTGTGCCGTTCACTATCTATGACAATCCGATACTTACTGCGAAAGACCCGGGCTATTTGGCGTCGTTGCAGGCATTGCCATTGGTGGATAGAGAGAGGTTGTTAGGCGACCCAATACGAGGCGGGAACTGGAAGATACGCGAAGCGGAGGGCAAGTTGTTCAACCGAGAATGGTATAAAATCGTAGACGCAGTACCGAACGGCGGTGTTGATTGCCGTTTTTGGGATTTAGCCGCTACCGAGGCGAAGTTCAAGGGAAGTGACCCCGACTATACCGCGTCCGTAAAAATGCGGTTTGTGGATGGTAAGTTTTACGTTCTGGACATGACGGCGCAAAGGATATCGCCTACGGACACAGACAGAGCGATTGCCAACCTTGCGAGGCAGGATTTATACGAGGCGAGTAAGATGGGGACAAGATACGTAGTCAGGTGGGAGCGCGAAGGTGGCGCGAGCGGCAAAAGAGACAGCTTGTATATTGCGGGTTTGCTTATCGGGTTTGACGCAAGGGGTGTTGCCCCAAGCGGTGACAAAATATCGAGAGCGAAGCCATTTGCCGCTCAATCAGAGGCTGGGAACGTGTACTTGTTGGCGGGCTCATGGAATGATGAATGGATAAACCACATGCATTCACAACCCGACATGAAGCACGACGACATCATGGATGCGACAAGTGGCGCGTTCAACGAACTTGCAAGCCCGTATACGGTAACGAGCGAAGAGCTTGAGCGATACAAAAAAGGAGTAATCAGGGCAGAAAGCGTACCAGCGGACTTGTTAGAGTATAGTGAAAAGTCAGGCGTGAAACTGCCAGTTGACCGATGAACAGGAATGGTATATATTGTTAAGTAATTGGAGGATATTATGACTGATAAACATCTAGTATTTTATGACGAAACAGCAAAGCAGATACCTGTCAAGGCTGTTGATAATGGGGACGGTACATATTCGCTAGACGTAAACGCCACGATATCCACAGGGGCAATCACCCTTGGCGCCGTTACAGTGAAGGATGACCTGACAGCTACCCAAGCCAACGTAGCTGTTGCTACGGCGATAACAGCGAGCTCGCATGCTGTCGCCGTAAAAGACCCTACAACAGGGCAAACCGATGACCCCGCCGTTGCGGTAGATGCAACGGGAACGGTAAACTCGCATGTTCGTGGGTTGGTAGCGATACTGGCAGATGTCAGAAACGCCGTAACGCATTATTTGAGAATAGGCGGTGCTGGGACTGCGGGAACTCCAGCGGGCGGTGTGCTTACAGTACAGGGCGATACATCAGGGACGCCAATGCCTGTATCGTTATCAGCAGGTGTGACGTCAGAAATCAAGAGCGGTGACAGCGCATTGACTGCGAGGGTGGCGATGTCGACATCTGTTTCTGCTGGTGACAATGCGCTGGCAACGCATGACCCGACAGTTGGGCAGACCACAGACGCATCTACGGCTACCACGTTAGTTGGTTTATTGAAGGCAATCAAGGCGTTCTTTGGGGCTGGGTTGCCCGCATCGCTATCGTCAGGTTATCTGACTGTGTCGCTAAAAGAGGTGTTGTACGAGATGATGGAAGGCGTCAACGGGTCGAATTTGCAGGTGACCACGGATTATGTGCACGAGTACGTACATCAGGGGGCGTTATGGACAACATCAATAGCTGTGCCTTCGCTGGCGAACAGCGGCGATTCTGACTGTTATATTGTGACGGGTAGTGATATGTGTCACTTAGTGTCTGCTATCCAAGCTGAGGGGGCTTGTACGTTGAACATCTACGAGGATGCTGTAGGGAGCAACGGGACGGTATTGACGCCAACAAATTTGAATAGAAATGTAGCCACGACGCCCACTACCGTAATCAGGGCGGGCGCAACGATAACATCTGTGGGAACGTTGCTGTTTACATTTTATCTGCCGGGCGGTACAGGTGGTGGGAAAGCGGGCGGGTTCATCAGGCAGGGCACAGAAATCGTGATGAAGCCAAACACGGCATACCTATATAGAACGACAAACGTGTCTGGTAATGCAATCAGGTTAGCCAAACAACTCGAATTTTATGAGTTGAACATATAAAGGTGACAGGATAAATCATGGGCATACGTAATGACATATTGAAAGCTATGGCACAAGTAATGCAGGTGCCAATACCGACAGCTCCGGTGCCGCCAGCACCTAAGCCAAATGTGGCACCGTTGCCAGATGCATGGTTACAGACAACGTATGCGCCGGGCTGGCCCATCAGACCGATAAGCCATCCGATAGAGGAAGGCATACCGCGAGAAATAGATTATCCTGTGGCTGTGAATGCAACGATACAACCACGGACAAATTACGGGCTGATGCCGTTTGCCGCTCTTGCGGAAGCCTATGAGAATGTATCAGAAATCAGGATGTGTGTAAATACGTTGGTGAAGGAAGTCACGAATTTTACGCCAAGGTTTGTGGATAAAGACGGTAATCAAATTGTAGACCATCCTTATAAGGGATTCTTGGATAGACCCGACGGCGTCAACCCATTTACTGTGTGGGCATCTAGATTCTTGCAATCCGCGCTGGTGTTTGACGCGGGGACGTTGTACATAGAACAAACGCTCGGAAAACTGAAAAACCTTAGATATGTGGACGGGAGTACAATCTTCGTGCTTGTTGACCAGCACGGCGAGCTTCCACTACCAGACGCAAAAGACCCGGTTATCATAAATGCGCCAGACTACCAGAGTAAATTAAACAAGTATTTGGATGTGAATAATCTATTCAAAGCCCCTAGTACGCCAGCGTTTGTGCAGGTCATAAAAGGAACGCCGTTCGGGTGGTACTCGCAAGATGAAATGTGGTACAGGCCGCGGTTCCGGCGTTATAACGCGCCGTATGGAATGTCACCTATAGAAATGTCATGGGCATGGGTGCTTATAATCGCAAACATCTCAGGCTTTGAGTTAGCGCATTACAGGGAAGGGAACATGCCGGAAGGGCTTATGCAAGCGCCTGAGGGCTGGACGTTAGAGCAGATAGACCTCTACGAACAGACGATAAACGCCAGACAGATGAGCGGTTTAGCGGAAAGGAATCGCATTAGACTGGTGCCGAGCGGGTTCAATTACGTACCTACGAAGAAGCCAGACTTCCCGAAAACATTGTATGAGCAGGCAAGAGATAACCTAAGTTTGGCTTACGGCATACCTCCGTCAGAGTGGGGGAAGATGCCTGGCTCTGGCTTGGGTGGGAAGGGCTTCGGCGACATGATGCAAAACACGTTGTATCGCATGGGATTGTCACCGTTGAAGCTATATCTAGAAGGATGCCTCAACGAGATATTCGGCAGGTTTGGGATTACAGACAAGTTCGAGCTGGGACAGGTGGCAGAGAATATAGACCCACAAATCCACACCAAGAATACATTGGACTTATTTAGGTCAGGCGTCATTACGTTGAACGATGCGCTGTCCGAGATGGGCAGAGAACCGATAGACGGTGGCGATGAACGGTTCATGGTGTCTGGTGGGGGTTTGATAAAACTTAGCGATTATCTCGCGTCTGGAGAAAAAGAGAAGGACGCGGAGCAAGACGAAAAGAACCGTGATAGTGCCGCAACGATGCTGAATGATGGCAGACTAACAACCAAATTCATAAGCGTACAGATGCAACACCCGCACCAGCACGGTGGAAAGTTTGCTCCAAAAGCTAAAATAAATACAGCGAGGGCTAGGGAAATAGGAGATGCGCTTGGCGTGAAATGGGATGAAATAGACCTCGAGCAATTTAGGTTGGGGTTGCAGGAAGAGCAAGAGCACGAAGACATTACGCAGGGCGACCCGATGATAGAAGGGCGTATTGCGTTAGCGCATCTAAAAGAGAATCCGAGCTATTACACCTTACTAAGCCAGTTGGTGGAAACGCAGAAAGGCGTGGGCGTATCAGCAGAAGATGATGGCTATTATGGGGCTCAGGTTGTGAACATTGCGGATATACCGTATCCGAACGACCACCATGCAAATTCGCTCGACATTGTTGCTTTGAAACAAGACGGGATGACACCTGTACCTGCGCTATGGAAGCCAGAGGGTGGCGAAGTCGATACATTAATTGAGCGTGTTGGCGGTGGGCAATACCTGAGGGAAGAAGCCGCATATTTGTTAGACCGATTATTGCAATTTTATCTTGTGCCTGTGGCATTCGTTACCGAGTACAACAAGGAAGCGGGTGCTGTGGTGTATTACGTGAAAGGCTCAAAGCCGTCTGAGGACGTGAGCGAATACGACACGCTATGGGTGGCGAAAGCTGGCACATTAGATTTTATTATGTGTCAAACCGACAGGCATACAGGAAATTATCGCACGCATCCAGACGACGACAAGCGAATGATATTAATTGATAACGGTCTGGGGTTTCCCGAAGACGATTATTTACAGACAAGCCCGTTTGTGGAAGCGATGGCTGGCAAGCAACTGCCAAAAGAGGTCGTCATGGCGTTGAAGGCTTGTGTCAAAGATAAAGCGGTGTGGGATGAAATCAAAGAGCTCGTTGGAGAAACAGCGCAGGATAAAGCTTTAGAACGAGCTAAGTTATTATTGGAAACGGGCGTGATGCCGAATATGCAAGGGTAAACGTGAAGGAAACCATACGCAGAAACAAAAAGAAGAAGGCGCGTAAAGAAGCAGAGCGTCAGGTGTATGATGCCGCGTATGGATTGTTGCAAAAGCAATGGCGCGTGGTATTAGCAGAACTCAAAGGCATGAAAACCCTGAAGAAAGACATGTTCGATAATCCTGACGTTTGGGAAGAATGGAGTACTACATTCAAAGAAGGAATGACAGAAGCTTTTTCGAGAGCGGCAAAAACTATAGTGACGCCCGAACAAGAGTACTGGCATGACAAAAACAAAGATTTTGAGTATGACGTAGCCGACAAAATGCGATACTATGCAAATACTTTGGGCATTTACATAGATGGTATAACGGCTAACACGCAGGACGTATTGCGAACTGGCATCGCTGAATGGGTAGTCGACCCTAAAGAGGATTGGGAAGCGTTAGAGGCAAGAATGCGCAAACTATTCGATGAAAAGCGAGCGAGAAGTATCGCGATAACAGAAACGACACGGCTATCGGCTTTAGTAATGACGGATGTTATGGAAACAATAGGCGTGGACCATTGGGTCTGGGTTCCTCTTTATGAAAATACTTGTGATGACTGCGCAAGCAAGGCTAGCGAGTCGCCATACAAACTAAGCGATTACGACATCAAGCCGCCGATGCACCCAAGGTGCAACTGCGAAATGAGTTTTACGGAGACAACAGAGGCGAACGCTATAGCTGCAGAAAATGTGCCACCTGAGCCGCTGTCTGCACCACAGGGAGATGGGCAGTATCAAGAATACGCCGACGTGGATGACGCGGACTTAGCATTGATACCTTCGTACCAACAATGGGCAGACAACCTTACATTTGACGAGCAAACTGCAATCTCGGATTATACGGGTATTGCATATGGAGGCATAAACGCCTGCGCTAGAGATGAAGATTACAGTAACCCTAGGTATCCTGACGCGGCCAAGCAGACAAAGCTTTTGGACGCGGCGATTGATAAAACCCAGTTGCCCTTTGACGTACTATTGAAACGCGGTACAGCGCATGAGCCGTTATACAACGACATCGAAAATGGAGTCGTGAAAGTTGGCGACACGATATGGGACAAAGGATTCTTATCTACAACCGCGGTGAGTGGTGTGATAGATGATTTCTTAAGCGCTAATAATTACCGTATAGAATTTAACATCATAGCGAAGGCTGGCGCGAAAGCGGCATATCTCAATGCCAACAACCTGTCTAGAATAAACACCGAAGCTGAGGTTCTGCTTCCTAGAAACGCTAAAATCACGATTACGGCTATCAGCAAATATACGAAAAACAATCGAGAGACGATGCTAATTGAGGGAACCTATGAGTAAAAAGAATACACCTGAGCGAAATGAAAAACAAACAGCAAATCAAGCCACGGCACGGATTTGGGGCGAAGAGATTACTGCGCCATACGGGCATAAAAAAGCAGAGCGTGATGCCAAGGAGGTTGGCGATGATACAAATGGAATGGAACATAAAAAAACTCCCGTGGATAAGCAAGCCGGTTGAGAGGTGGAACGCTGGCTTGTTGCGAGCTGGAGGGAACTTCAGAGGCGCATTAGTGACTTACTCCCAATTGCCGAAAAGTCCATGCTATGTAAGGACAGGCGCAACGAGAAAGAAAGCTGGATTTAAGATAACGAAAACTGGTCAAGAGATGGAATTCGGCTCAACGCATTATTTGAAATACCCTTTGTTTGGGACGGGTTTGTACGGTCCAGCGCGTAAGATGATAGTGCCTATAAACAAGAAATTTCTGAGATGGCGTTGTGGGAGGACGGGACAATGGATATATGCAAAACAGTCGAAGGGCTACATCTGGACTGGGATGAAAGAGAAAATCCAGAATGAGATGGAGGCGGGCTTTCGGAAAGGAATAGAAAGCTACTCCCATTGATAAATCATGTATAATGTATTATGAGGTGAAGCATGGCAAAATCGCGTAATTTGCATTTCGGCTTGGAGATAACGAAGATAGACGCCGAACAGCGCATAGTTGAGGGGTGGGCATCTACAGACGAAAAAGACCGACAGGGCGACCGTATACCTTATGATGTCATGGTCGACACAATGACTGGAGACGCCGAAACCTTGGGCATAAGGGAAATGCACCAGCCCAAAGCTGTTGGAATGCTAAAAAACTGGTGGGGGGATAAAGACGCTAAGCGTGTTGGAGTTCAAGTGTATTTGTCCAAATCGAGAGACGGGGAAGATGCGCTGACAAAAGTCAAAGAGGGCGTGCTTAAAGGGTTCTCGATTGGCGGTAGAGCGTTGGATTGGGCATACGAAGGTTCTACCAGAATCATTAAAAAGATGGCTTTGACAGAAATCAGTTTGGTGGACGTTCCCGCTAACCCGCAAGCTGTTATAACGCTGGTGAAGGTCGACAAAAGCATGAGGAAAGATGGCGGGAGCAGGCAGGTTATCAACAATTTCTATTTCGGGGAAGAGCTAAAATCGGAAGCAATCGCTGAAGAAGAAGAGGAAGAGGAGTTATCATTTGCCGAGTTTATGAAACCAGAAGGCGATACATCAGTAGAGGATGTGCCAGACAACATGGAGAGCACAGAATCGAATATACCGGAGGTCAAACTCGTTGAAGTGACGGCGGGAGCAGGTATCGACCAAGAAACGCTTGGGAGATTTGCTCAGGCTGTGGAGGATTTGAAAGTAATCAAAGAGGTCGTTGCCAAGGGCAACGTCAACGAGGATGTTGAACGTTTGACCCAGTTAGGCAAAACAATCGGCATTATACGCCGACCAGACTCGCCCACGGGAGCGACAGAAGGATTATCTAGCGATTATAAGAAATACGGCGACCCAGCCAACTGGCGGTATGCTTGCGATAATAAGATGCGGGCGTACGAAAGCGTCAAGCTTTACAACGTCGGTAAAGGGATTGCTACCTATACACCTAGAGAGTGGGCTGTATTGGGTAGGCGAATCGCGAGGATATCTGCGGATACGACAGGCGAGATGTTCAAGTATGACCCTACTAAAAAGAGGGTCGAAAGGGAGAATGTTATGAGTGACATGACTAAAGCGTCCGTGGCTGGTTTGCTGTCAGATGTAAAAGCCACGGTAAACGGCGCGATTGAAGCAATCGGCTCAGACCCAGAGAAAGCAAGAGATATGCTTGTGCAGGCGATGTCTGCGCTGGAAGTCGGGGCTGATGCCGCTACTCCGGTAGATACCGAAACCGCCAAACCGACAGGCGCAGATACCAGCACAGGTGTTGACACCATAAAAGCGGCAATGAGCACAGAAACCAAACCGTTGGAAACCAAACCATCCGAAACTAAACCATCGGAGACCGCCACGGGGACGGCAGAAACAGCGAGCACCGCGACCAAACCGACCAGCACTATGACTGCTACAAAAGTAGACAGTACAGCGACTGAAACAGGTTCTTCGCCATCAGTCAGCGGAAATGATTCAAGTTCACGCCTGGATGCGATAGAATCTGCTATCGGTCAGATTATGGCGTTGCTAAATGGGAACGTTGCGAAGAATGCACCAGCAGGTGACGTGCCTCAGAAATCCGCTGTGCAGTTAGACCCTGTCGGTGAGCTATTGCGAGCGGGCGACCTAAAAGGTGCAATTGCTAAAGCTGGAGATATGCCCGCTCTGTATATGCGAGTGGACGAATTAGCCAAACAATCTTTATACGAAGCTGGCGTAAATTCGCAAAAGTTCTTTGCGCTTGCGCCTAAAAGTTAATTACGGAGGACAGCATGTATCGCGATTTAGATAACTTAAAATCATTGATGGGTTCTAACGACGCCGATTTGATTGCGAAGGCGTTGACTGTAAGTTCAGGGTTTGTCGGGATTAACCTAGAGCAGACCGCCAAACTATTATTGCCATTGTATGCAGGATTGAGAAACAGGCTTCCAGCAGACCGACCTAAAATGGGCGGTACCTCAGCACAATGGCGTATGCAATTGGGATATGGCTCATTCGGCTTTGGAGCAGCTGCCAGTTTCGGTACTGCATTCGGCGCAACTGGACCTGATGTGACTGATAACAGCACAACCATCGGAGCGGATTACAAGACCCAAGCGGTAAAGGGTTCTGTGCAGTTCGAGGCTATTCCGATGGCGCAGGGGTATGATGACCCTATGGCGATTGAAACCAGCATGACCCTGTCAACGCTTATCAGGCTGGAAGAACTCATCACCCTCGGTGGCAACACCGCGGCTATCTCAGCTCCGGTGCCTACTGGCAACTACTCATCCGCACATGCAGTAGGAACCTACGGCGTGGGCGCGTGGACTGTAAAAGTAACTGCGCTGACATTACAGGGAAGCATTACCAACGCATCCGGTAATTCGGCAGTTGGTGAAAGCACCGCTGGCTCTGTTGTGATTACCGTGCCCGCGGCTGGTGCTGACTATTTGGATGTCTCATGGCCAGCTGTCGAAGGCGCAGTAGGTTACAAGGTTTACGTCAACGCCGCCGCTGGCGGTGGAGCGGGAGCAACCTATTTGCTGAACCCGTTGACCAGCTTGAAGTACTGCGACAAAGGCACCACGCCTCTTGCTACTACAGGCGGGACTATTACCGTGCCTTCTGGGCAGACGTATGTGACCGTCAACCATGTGCAACTGTGGGCAGTTGGTGTAAACACCGACCCGACGCCCCCCAGTTTAGATGGGACTGCAAACGCCAACGTGTTTGAAGGCTTGATATCGTGGGCTGAGAAAAGCACAGTATACGGGCAATCGCTGACCGGACGTATCATCAAAGATATGGATGGCGGCACGTTGACAACCGCGGGCTCTGGCGTATCAGAGTTTGATTATATTCTTCAGCAGTTGTGGACGCAGTGGGTTATCAATCCGACCTTGATTGTGTGTTCGCCCGCTTCTACCTCGAACCTGACAGACAAGCTGATTGCGGCCAATAACGCCGCCATGTATCGTCTGGAAATCGCGCCGGAACGTGGTTCGTTTACTGGTGGCGTGTTTGTGGGAGGTTACCTCAACAAATATGCCGCTTCATTGATGGGTCAGCAACCTGCTACAATTCCGGTGTGGGCGCATCCTTACATGCCAGACGGAACATTCCTTTTCCTGTCTGAACGTATTCCTTATCAGTATTCAAGGGAAGCAAGAGGGTTTGCGCTTGACGTGCAGACCCCGTATACTTACTTTGAGCTGGCACGTTCAGACCGTTCGTTCCCGTTCTCGACATTCTGGACTGAAACGTTGAAGTGCTATCACCCGATAGCGCAGAGTGCGATTGTCGGAGCAAGGGTAGCATAACAATAAACAGATGCCCGCTGGGGCTAAGCCCCAGCGGGCAAAAAGGTGTTATATGGCATATATCACTCTAACCGACTTGAAGACTTATGGGCAAATACCGGCAACTGCAACAGCGGATGATGTTACGTTGCAATCGTCCATAGATAGGGCGCAAGCGGAAATGACGTTGATTACTGGGTCTGCTTTTGATGAAGCCACAGAAACGCTTGTTATGACGGTAAATCCATTCGTGGATGCCTACGGGTGGTTGAACCTAAGAGCTATAGAAAGAGGGCCAGTCACAGCGGTGACGGAAGTAAAGCTAAGGGATGTCGTGTCTGGGAAGAGCGGATGGCAAACATTATCGTGGAATGCAGACGACATCATACTGCCATCGTCCGCAAGTCCTATTGCGCCTGACGCATGGACTGTAAGGGTGAAATCATCAGCGCCTGTATTAAATAGTCGTACTACGGGGCAAATATTTGTGAAATGGACGTACACGGGCGGGTATAGCAGTATACCTGCGGGGCTCAAGTCAATTGCTTTGCGTTTGTCATGGTGGATATATAAATTGCGCGAAGCGCCATTAGGGCGTGTGGTTACAGCAGAACTCGGCCTTATGGAGGTGCCAATTGCTATGCCTCCAGATATACGCGCTGATTTGCGACAATGGGCAAGAATAGGAAACTAAAATCATGAAACTTAAATATCTTGGCGGGCATATAAACTATCTACCCGAGAGGGACTTCGACATAGAAGAAATCGAAGAGCGGTATCGGCATTATATCGGGTATGCTGTGACTGCTGGCGTTTACGAGGTTGTGCTTGAGAAAAAGGCAGAATCTAGCAAATCGAAAACTGTTGTACTAGATACACCTCCGGCGGTAGACGGACCTAAAGCTGAGCAACCCGAAGGTTACAAGATGCCGGACGTGCCTTGGGAAGCTAGCGCAAAAGCGGATGCTGGCGAAGTTCGCCAGAAAGCAAAGCGTGATAATGTCACAGGGTAATCAAATTGCGGAAAGGGTTGCAAAGATACAGTCTGCTATAGTGCTTACAGGCGGTTATCCGTCTAGCGCTATAGCAAAAGCGGAACCTTACCCCCCGTCTGACGTATCATCTGCTGTCTGTCCGTTTTTTATTAACGAGATAGACGGTACTGGGACAAGTTTTCTAGCCACGGGAGGCTTGCAGTTTGTTGATACCGACATCAGAATGCACCTATGTTTGAGCAGGCGGGAAGCCAATATGAATTTGAGGGACAGCATAAACGTTGCGCTTACATGGCGTGATGTCGTATTTGAAGCGTTTGCCAAGCATTTGAGATTGTCGGACACACCGTCTGGCGTGCAGGATTTGACGTTTATAATTGACGCATCGATTACGAACTGGTCATTAGAGGAGTATCAGTACGGTACTACGTCATTTGTCGGATTGATGTTTAACTTGAAAGTCAGGGAAGCGTTCCCGCTGACCATAGCGGGATAAAGGAAGGGAATAAATGCCTACATCAACTACACTCGCAACTCGATTAATTACGTTGCAAAGCTTTCAGGAAACTGTTTGGGGTACGTCAGCATCGGCTACTGCGAAATGGATGGGTGTACAACCTACGCCGTCGTTTACACCGTATTACAAGTCTACAATGTTTGAGGAACAGCGGGGAACCTTGGCGCCCGGTTATCTGAATGCGATACTGCAAAAAGGCGGTGAATTCAGCATAAACACGCATGTCACGTATGAGGATATTCTTTATATGCTGAGCGGGGGGCTTGGCGTGGTGACGCCTACGGGCGCTGGGCCGTATGTGTGGACGTATGGGGCACCGCTGGCTAGCGCATGGTCTGCCCAATCATACAGCTTTGAGTTTGGGTATGATATCGGGACGGTGCAGGCAAAAGGATGTCTGATTAACAAGTGGAGCATAAAAGGAGAGGCGTCAGCACAATGGGAAGCAACGATGTCTGGGTTTTACAAAACACACGTAATCAGCGGTTCGCTTACGCCAGCTATCGGAAACAGGACTGTGGAAGTTGTGCTTACACCTCCGACAACGCTTGCGATGGATAGCGCAGGCGTGACGCCGGGAACGACAGCATTCACTAACACATTGGTGTCATTCGGGTTGGACGTTGATAACGGGCTAAAGCCAGTATACACCGCCGCAAGTTTGGAACCCACATCATTTGTGTATGATAAGGTGATGCCTACTCTTACGCTGTCTTTGTTGTACACATCTGCGGTAAAGACGTATATCACCAACACCCTCAATGCGGGATTACCTACCGTGATTCAGTTGAAGACGGTGTCTGGCACAAAGTCTGCAGAGATACAGTTCTCAGGTGCCATGAACGACAATTACACGCTATACGGCGATAAAGAGGGAGCGCAAATAGTCGAGCTAAAGTTCCAAGCTATTTACGACACTGCGATGGCGAATTACCTGAATGTTGTTGTCACGAACGGCGTGGCAACCTTGCCGTAACCGGAGGATAAATGGCTACATACATTTACGATAAGAATAGTCGTATTTATTATGCAGGCTTGCCAGCGAAAGATTTGGACACGGCGTATATGACGCAAGAGCAAATCGACTTGTTGGAGAAAGCCGTCAAGCAAGGCGTATACAAAAAGGAACCGCAAAATGGAAAGCCCGAATCCCAAAAAGATACCAGCGATTGAAGTCACTCTGACCACAGGCGAGGTTGTGACAGTACACGCTCCGCAAACCAAAGACATGGGTTTGTTTATAAATTCGTTGGGTGCCATGACTGCGCTAAGCAAAGCGTTTGATAACGTCGCTATGGCTGAGGAAGGCATCATAGGCTTACCGACAAGCATACCCGCAGAAGCGATGGACAGCATATATCCGCTACTTGCGTCTATGTGTTCTGTGAGTGTGGAGGAATTGAAATCGTATGATTTGTGGGATGGCATGGCTATTCTGACTGCGATGAACCAGCTAACATCAAAAAACGTGTCAACGCCCGAGGCATAGAGTTAGACCTTTATGCCTACGGGCAAACCGACAAACTACCTGATTGGGCGGTGGCGTTGAAGATAAAACAGATGCTTTGGCTAAAATACGGCGTCAGCGTGGGAATAGAGGTAGATGAAATGTATGACGCTATCATGCTCAATGTGGCTGAGAATCAGCGGGAAGGTTTGAAACATGGCTGAGGATTTTACCGTTGTCGGTGTTATAAAAGTGGGTGGTGACGGTACTGCCAAAATTGAAGGGCTTGGAAAAACTATAGGCGGGCTGGAAACCAAAACCAGAGGCGTAGAGGGAGCGACATCTACGCTGGGTTCTGCAATGTCGTTTGTTTGGGGCAACCTGATAGTAAAAGGGGTGGAGCTCGCGGCTCAAAAAGCGGTGGAGTTTGGCAAGGAATTTATTGACGCCGCCACAAAAAGCCAGAACGAGGTTGCACAGCTTAACGCTGTCATAAAGTCTACTGGGGGTGCCGCTGGGGTTACGGCAGAAGAAGCCATAAAGCTGGCAGAAGGTTTTCAGAAGACCACAAAGTTTTCAAAAGAGCAGACATTATCTGCCGAAGATATGTTACTGACATTTACGAACATTAAAAAAGACGTGTTCCCAGCAGCCACTGAAACGGTGCTCAACATGTCGCAGGCTTTGGGGCAGGATTTGAAATCGTCGTCTATTCAATTGGGCAAAGCGTTGCAAGACCCAGTTGAAGGAGTGACCGCGCTGAAGCGTGTGGGCGTGAACTTCACAGATGCGCAAAGGGACATGATTAAGTCGATGGTCGAATCGGGTAGGGTGGCTGATGCACAAGCTCTTATAATGGGGGAATTAAAAACCGAATTCGGGGGAAGCGCCGTAGCCGCTGGCAAAACGTTTTCTGGGCAGATGGAAATCTTGAAGAACCGCATGGGCGAAGTGCAGGAAACGATAGGTCTGGCTCTGTTGCCTGTGCTGACTAAGTTGATGGACAAAGTCATCGTTCCGCTCATACCGTACATAGAAAAAGCTGGAGAGCAGTTTGCAGGATGGATAAGTTCTATAGGGAAGGCTGATTTTAGCTCTGTATTTAGCGGAGTTGTGGAATTTATTCAGCCTATCGTGGATGCCTTGAGCGGTTTGTTTATGGTTATACAATCCACCATGCCGCGCATAAAACAATATGGTGCTGATATGTGGGCGTTCTTGCAGGGTGCGTTCTCGGCTGTTGGGCCTACGATTATCGGGAACATATCCACGGTAATAAAAACAATCGCTGATATATGGGCTAAGCACGGCGAAGAAATCATGGCGGTGGTCAACTTCATGTTCAGGACGATAGTCGCTGTGATAGGTGGCGCAATGGCTATCATATCAGGTGTGATTACTGCTGGAATGAAAATCGTGCAGGGCATCATAAATGTTGTGTCTGCTGTCATAAAAGGCGATTGGCAAGGGGCGTGGGATGCTATTGTCAACATGCTCAAAGGCGTCTGGCTGACTATAGGGGGAGCATTGACGGCATTTATGAATATGGCGTTATCTATAGTTGGCACTAATCTCAAGGCGTTTACTGGAGTTTGGGTGAGCAACTTCAACGCGCTCAAAACTATAGTGTCCAAGAGCTTAGACAATATTGTCGGCGCGATAGTGGTTTACATCGCCAACTTCATCAAGGCTGGGAAGGATTTGATTACGGGTTTGGGTAAGGGTGCCGAAACTGCTATAGTTAGCGTGATAGCTAAAATCAAAGGGTATGCGTCAAGCATTATAGACGCAGTAAAAGCGATACTCGGCATTAGCTCTCCGTCTAAGGTGTTCATGAATATCGGCGTCAATATGATGAGGGGGTGGGAGAAGGGCATCACAGACGGGATGACGCTACCGCTAAACGCTGTAATGCAATCGAGTTCTGGGTTGGCGTATGTTGGGGCGACAAGCGGGATATCAAGCGCAGACAACAGTTTTAGAAATCACGGGATAGTTAACATATACGCAAGCCCTGATAGCGATTTGACCAGTTTGCTTAGGCAAGCCAGAAGGATACAGGTACAATGAACATAGTCCCGGTGTCTTACAATGGTGTACTGATAAATGACGGGGCAACGTATAGTGCGTATTTCCCACAAACTCAATCAATCGCACTTGCTGGGAGCGCTGAAGCTGTGGCGGTGGAGAGGGCATTTTTACCGCCTGATTATGCGGCGAAAAAGGTCAACGCTAAAATTGTGCCGATAACGATTATTATGCGGGGAGTGATAGCGACTCAGTTAGATGCGCTGAAAAAGCTGTTTTCACCAAGAGACCAAACGCCGCATTTACTGGTGGTGAAAGATGTATCTGATAGCGATAGACAATGGCAGGTATACGCCACGGCTATAGCGCATCCAGATATATCTGGGGCATCCACAACGTTCAGCTTATACATTGAGGATGATTGGTGGTATACGGTTACTCAGAATACAGACACATGGAGCATCACATTACCCACATCTACACACAACATCACGACAATAGGAAACGCAAACGCACAACCTGTATTTGAGATAACGCCTACTTCACTCGCACCCGGGTCGTATTTATACAACAGATTTATAGCGATATTTAATAACACGTCTGTGAATTTTACGAATTACCCGCTAAACGTATTAGGGACGGGGTTCGATACTGCGGCCTTGGTCACAGCGGGCAAAATGCTTGCGAGTGGCAACGACCTACGCATGGTTTTAGACGGCACAGAAGCCACAAGATGGCTGGGGGCGATGAACACCACAGCGACTAGGGCATGGATGAATATCTCGCTTGCCCCAAAGCTGGAGTTGACAATGACAACGACGTCAATCGGTTTATTACCGACGACCATAAGCGTCAGCGGTGATTTGAGTAGATTGCCGTCTGGCGCGCTGGTTATGATGGGAACCGAGATAATGATATGCGGAACGCCAGATGTGCCGACGATGACATTGCCGATAGTGGCACGAGGGCAAAAAGGCACCACAGCGGTGGGTCATACCGCTGGTGAAACTGCGAAATGGATTCAGCACGATTTGTATATGAAGTACGGGCTATCCACGGCGTCTGCGCCCACATTGGATAACACGTATATGCCGATATTCAACACGGCAACGTCGACTAATACATCGTGGGTATACGCCAACTTCTTCAGCTTGTCTAACCGCAACATGATGGGGCAATGGACGCCATCGGTGATATCATCTCTAAAATCGTCTACTACGTATACAGGGTTACAAAATACCGTAGCCGACTATTCTACTGCTATGGGGATGGCATACGTCGAACCCAAGGTATCTGGGCGATGGAAATCGGACAATGCTACTCTGATATGGAGCATAACTAACCCGTCTGGGATTGATTCTGTTTCTATGACGGGGCAGAAATGGATGAGTAAGTATTGGTTGGCGACAGCGTCAATGCAATATACCACAGACAATGTCAACTATGTGACGGCATGGACTGAAACCGCGCCAGCATTGAGCACATGGACAGCGTTCACGCATGCGGGTGTCGCGACCAGCGGTTCGCCTAAGACTGTGCGGGCGATATTTGCGGGAAGCGCAACGGCATATCAATACCTGCAAGCGTACTACGAAATAGATACTGCCACGCTGGCATTGAGTTCTAGCACTTCGCCTACGGTTACCGTTGGCGCAGAAGTCGGCGCAACGTTTTATCCGATAAATGCTAAAATCATGAATGTCACTACCGGAGATTATGTCACTATTGCATATCCGATGTATCTGAACCAAACGCTGATGATAGATACGGTGAACAGGACAGTGACGATAAACGGGCAATCTGTGCTATCGTCTATGGCGATGTCATCTGTGCGGGTGCAATGGCTAGATTTGCTACCATCCGCAACAAATCAACTATCTTATACCCAGACGGCAGGCGTAGGCGGGGTGACATTCGTCACGAAATGGCAGGATAGAAACCCATGACAGCGACCGTACCACAGCTTAGCGTTATGGCATACGACCAATACGGCGTCGCGTTGGCTGATTTGGACGTTGAGGTTACACGAAGCTGGTTACTTGATGATGTCGGACAATGCACATTCACAATAGCGTCCAGCAATCCGAAATGCACAGAAACCAACCTGCGATATGGCAATCTGTTATACGTACGTTCAGCGGGCATGCCTGATTGGGTAGGCGTTATAGACCCGCCTAGGGGCAGAAACTATGGGACTATTACGGTGACGGCATACACGGCAGAGTATATTTGGAAATTGCGGTGCACCCAAAACCCTGTCGAGCTTAGCGGTAGCGTGGCGTATTTTTATACTGCTCTGGTGGACTATGCTAATCAGCAAGGCGGGACACAAATAGCCAAAGGGGTTATAAATTACGGGGATACTGGTCACGTGAATTCTATAGGATGCGTCAACATATTTGACGAGATAAGCAGATTATCGGATAATTACGGGTGCGATTATGACATCACGCCAACACTTAGTGCAACAAACAATTTGCAACTAGCCGCCAATTGGTATGCTCGCAAAGGGAGTATCAGAACAGATTATGAGATAGACGAAACCAACTCCGAGTTAGTCGAAACAAACGGGATAGAAGAGCAAAGCCCGTTTTACAACCACGTGCAGGGCGTAGGAAATGCGACAACGTGGGACACCAAAGTGAGGTATACAGCGATGGATACCAGCTCGATGACGTTATATGGGCCGCATCAATCCGTGGTAAATGTAGATGGAAACGACCAAACTACCGTACAAAATTACGCCAATGCCAAATTGTATGGGTATCTCACGCCTCCCAAAACCTTTAGCGTGACGGTGGACAACAGGTCTTCATTGTGGGGAAAGATTAGACTAGGCGATACTGTAACGGCTCGTTATACATGGGGCAGATTTTACGGGGAGGGAGCTATGACCAACATGATACGAATTGTGGGCATGTCCGTCAACGAAATGGCGGGAAAGATGGCTCTAGTCGCTCAGGAGGTGCGATGATGGACATGGCGTCAGTTCTGCATAACATGCTTGCCAAAAAAGCTGTTAGAAACAATTTTTTGACAACGCAAGCAGACAATCAAAAAGCAGTAAACACCCTTGCACAGCAAGAAACCGCGTTCAATGCTTTGGATGAAGTCACGAATGATTTGGGTGATGTCAGGGCTGGCAGATTTATAGCACTAACTTCGGGAGACGACCCTACAGACCCCAACGCAACTGGCGTATTTATGAGCGCAGAAGGGGAAACGATATCAAACCAAAACGTAAACATCGGGGGGCTGAGTTCTGGAGCTTTGGAATTTGGGCTGGATGCAACGACAGGGAAAGCACTGTTTGCAGGTGGATCTATGACGATGGACACAGACGGTATTACGGTACACGGCACCGAATACAGTGTTTTGCATACAGATTTGAACGGCTCTACTGGATACGTAGATACAGCGGAATTGACCTTGTCGCCACAAAGCGGGCATGATGATTTCGATATAAATTACACTGAGCTATCGCCATCTCACGGCAACCTTATAACAAACGGCGACGCAGAAACAGGCAACCTGACAGGATGGACAGCAACGAGCACCAAAACATCATGGGGCGTAACTACAACCAATCCGTACGAAGGGGTGTATTCTTTCCAGATGACAGTTGTACCTACAAATCCATTGCTTGATGAAGCGTACAATACGTGTATTGGGCAACTGACATCTAACAGGTTTGCTGTTACGGCAGGGTCATATTATCAAGCCGAGGCATATATAAGGATGAGCACGCCATACCCATCTGTTACTGTGGTGATAGAATGGTTTACCGCCTTAGTCGGCGGGTCTTCGCTTGGTACTCAAAACGTGGAAACGTATTTGACCGTACCGAGACCTTGGACGCATGTACTCGGAACATATTTAGCCCCTACAGGCGCAAATGCCGCAACCATATACTTTTACTGTCTTGGGAATTACATAGGCGGTGATACTCAGCAAGGTTCTGTAATCGCTATTGATGCCGTGTCTGTCAGAAATCCCAACACGTTTGCTCAGATTAAGATGTCACAGAGCGGTGTGAACATTATGCCATCTTTGACAGTGAATTCGAGCACGGTGTTAGGGAATAAGCCTAATGACTATGCTGTGCAGGCACAGTATCAGTTAACTAGACCATATTACATGCCTACTGTTAGCCAAATTGCAACGAGCACGGGCAATTGCACCAACGGTGTACACAGCGTGGCCTTTGTGTTTGAAGACCAGTATGGCACTACGCTCGGAAGCCCGCCCGCAACTGTGACTGTAGACGCTACACATAAACAAATATCGGTCGCATGTTTGCCTTGCACGTTTGGCTCAGGCGGGGATAGAACGACATACATACGCAGAAGGGTTTATATGACTACGGCGGGGGGGGCTATTTATTATTATGCTGGTACTATAGCAAGCAACTCCCCTACAACGACATTGACGATAAACATATCTGACGCCAATCTGGGCCTAGCCGATACAATACCGCAGGTCAACGCAACGAAGTCGAGATTCACGTATGCTGGCGATAACATGATATGCAATTTCGTGGGCTCTTGGGCTGCGTTCGTGGAACCTCTATGTAGATATAACACATATTGGAGAATCATTAGCGCAATCGGAGAAAGCTATAAGTACACATTCGCGGCTCAGGCTGGTTTATGGGGGGTGGAAGGCTCATGGATTACATCATCAAGCGGAGGTATACTAGATTTCTACGTAGACGGGGCGCTGGCTTCTACTAAAGACACATATTCATCAGCTAGCACTTATAATGTAGCATGGAATTTTGCGTTCACATTAAGTTTTGATGGTGTACATGAAGTGATTATCAGGGCAAGTTCAAAGAATGCAAGTTCAGCAGGTTATCGAGGGGACGTTATATATATAGCTCATTATGATACGAGTGAGTATAAGAGGAGCACTCCATGACGTATGAATTGATTGGATACGATGCAAACGGTACAGACGGTACAGATGATAGCGCAATGACGGCGATATATCAGACAGGCGCGGGCATTGTGCGTGTGCCAAAAGCGAATATGGGAGCGTGGGAAGCGGAGCAAGCCTCAAACACTACAATCGAGGAACGGCTTGCTCAGATGCAAGAGATTATAAAACTACAGTCAGATGTTATTATGGAGATGCTAAATGTCCAGAATTGATGACTTCCTAAATGTCAAAGTACAAGATGGAGCACTAGCGCAAATTATTCTAGATAAGAGGAAAGGGGCAGATGCCAAAGCCGAGAAGATTATAGCCACGTACAAAGGCAAGGAATACGCCAAGTTAACCACAGCGCAAAAGTTAGACCTGTGCGGAATTCTTTTGTATCGGTTTGGAGTGTTGGATGAGAAAGGGATTGTAAAATGACAGATAGATGGAGCACGTATGCCTTCGGGATTGATATTTCAGGTATCCAAAAAGTGGTGGATTATAAAATGTTGGCGCCATATGTCGACTTTTACATCGCGCGGGTTGGTCACGGCGGCTGGACATACCGGAATGTCACAGACCCAGCGGTAGCCATTGACACTACCTTTGCCACGCATTGTCAGGGAGCGTATGATACAGGGAAGGTATTCGGGGCTTATTGGGTGTTTGACCCGACCGTTATCCCAGACCCGAAGCAACCACTGAAGGACAGACAAATCGCACCGCTTGTATATGCGCTAGGGTCTAAAATAGGCAAAAGCGTTGACTTCCTTGCCCTAGATGTGGAGATTTGGCAGACGGCAGATGGGGCTATACCACCCACCCAGATAGCCGACAATTTCGAGCTATTGATAGGTAGATTGCACAATATCTGGCCCGACTTGAAAATCGGGGTTTATACAGCGGATTGGTTCTTCGAGCATAGCCCGACAATGAAGGTCAAGATAGACAATTTGCTCAAACAACCTTGGTTCTTTACGTGGGGTGCTAGATATCCCTCTGACCCAGATTGGGTAGGCAATGGCGTTCAAAAGGCTAGCTGGTCTGATTTTAGAGGAAAGTTTGCACCAGAGCTGGATGCCACAAAATCGTTCCCTTGGCTGTCCAATGGTGCTATGACCATATGGCAATACAGCGGCGACAAATATACGGCCGATGGGCATTACGGCGAGGTGAAGGGTGCCTATTCTGCGATGGATTTGAATTACTTCAACGGGACGTTGGCGCAGATGAAAAGCTGGTGCGGGAATGCAAGAATGACCCCTGAGCAGATAGCCAGCGATGCAACTACTACGCCGACTACACCTAGCACTCCGACCGCGCCGTATAACGTGTTTACAGATACCGAAATAACAGCGTTGAAGGCGATTGCCAGTCATTGGAAAGGATGACCTAATGGACGCTATGCATGTGATTATGCTTGTCGAAAAAGCGATAATCGTAATCGTGGGTATGCTGGTATGTTACGTGCAATGCGTGCAGGCTATAGATAACAGACGTCATTCTTGGGCGATGTATAAATTGGCAAGTGGGCTTTGCGGTTTGCTATGGGCATTGAGCTTTGCATACGATGTCGTAATGGATATAGCAGGGCGAGCGTGTATTATGCAGTATATCTTTGTGCCCTTGGCGATGATTACATTAGCTTTCATGGCGGCTGGGGCTATACAGTCCAAGAACAGGATGCGTATAAAATGAATTGGGAAGGGATTACCGGTATCGCGGGTGTGCTTATAGCCGTTGGCTCTTTATTGACGAGTTATATAAAAAGCACCCATGAAACTACAAACCTAGACGCTCAGGCATCTGAAGCTTTCGCGCGCGCCGCAAAATCCGCAAGCGATGATTGGCAGGATGCGAGGGAGCAAATAGCCAAACTGTGGAGCGAAATCAGCAAACTTCAAGAAGAGATTACAGCGTTGCGTTCCGAGAATGTCTTGCTACAAGCGGAGGTAAAAATATTACGAGATGAGCTTAAACGCTATAAAGCGTATTCAGGGAAGTTATATAATCAGGTTATAGAATTGAAGGGCACACCGTCAGAAATGGAGAATGTAAAATGAGTGAAATTATCGTATCGCCTGAGTGGATAGTAGGGATAGCTGGCGTATTGCTATCGCTGGCTTTTTCGTACATCCCTTACCTAAGAGTAAAATACGCTTCGCTAAGCGGTGAAGTAAAAAGGTTGATTATGCTAGGCTTACTCGTGTTAGTGAGCGTCGTGGTATTTATGTTGCAATGCTATGGGATACTCGCGAGCAATCTTGCCTGCGACAAGCAGGGAGCGATAACGCTGGTACGATATCTGATAATTGCGATTGTCAGCAACCAGTCTGCGTATATGATTACACCACAAACCTCAGACGTAAAACCCAAATGAATCGTTTATAGCTACGGCTAACGAGAAGCCCCGATGCCCGTCCCATCGGGGCTGTCGCTTTAATTATGCGACAAACAGCGTGAGATAAACTAGACGATACTTAAATGAACAAACACTCCTATTGGAGTGTTCGTGTTTTAGGGTAAAACCAGTATTACCAGTACACTTGTATGTATATACAAAAGGTGGTATGATAAAGGCAGGTAAGCAAAACGGACAAGCGTTTCATAAAAAAAAGGAGCCAGACATGAATATCGAGCGCAAATTTGGAGTTGAAATAGAGGTTTTGACCGACGGGTTGTCACAAGAAAAGATTGCGTCAGCAATTCGAGACGCGGGCGTTCAGGCTTTCGCAGAAGGCTACAACCACTCCACCAAGACACATTGGAAGGTGATTACAGACGCTTCGGCGGGTTTTGAAGTGGTCAGCCCTGTTTTAGGTGGCGAGGACGGGTTCAATCAAGTCGAGAAAGTGTGCAAAGCGTTGACGTTGATTGGTGCGAAGGTCGATAAAAAGTGCGGTCTGCACGTTCATGTTGACGCTCGTGATATGAGCCGAAAAGAAATAGCGTCAGTCACAGCGGCTTACGGACGTTGGGAGAAGATGTTTGATGCGATAGTTCCTGAAAGCCGGAGAGGGAACGCGAACAGATATTGCCGTTCAGTCAGCGAGTTCATGCGGGTCGCAAGGCAGGGCAAGAGCAAAGTCGTCACTGACGTCATTGAGATGTTTGAAAGACCGTGGGACTATGATGCGAATGATATGCGGTACCATAAAGTGAATTTGTGCGCTTACGGGCGTCATGGGACGATTGAATTTCGCCAGCACAGCGGGACGACCGAAGCGGACAAGGTCTTGAATTGGGTTGTATTGATGCTCAGTCTGGTGGATACCGCTAAGGGCAAGTACCTGAACCTGAAAGACGTGAAGGTTAGTCTGGTGGCATTCAAGAAGTACCTTGGTATTTCAAAACACCACAGACAGCCGCGTATAGCGCAGTGCTCACGGTGGTTAGATGCTCGGTTCGCCTACTTCAACGCTGGCGTGAGTTTTACAGCAGTTTTGTAGGAGGCGAAAATGAAAAAAACATACCATATCGTATTTGTTAGTGGCGAGGAGGTGAGCGGGACGGCGACTGAAATAGTCTGCCGTCTACGCGATACATCCAAATTTGAGAGCGAGTTGCCGAGACATACCTACCGAGTGAATTTTGCAGTGAGGCACTACCGTGTGTTTCGGGAGGTGATAAATCCGTTGACCGATGAAACGTTTGTGCGTAGCCTGATGATGACATCAGTAGTAAAGCGTTTACAGTAACCGACTACTTGACATGTATATACAGCAGGTGGTAAGATGAAGGTAGAAAGGAGCGACAAAATGAATGAATTGTTGAGGATGGACATTTTGAGAAAAGGCATCCACAAGGCGCGTGGCAACGCAATGGTAATGCGCCGTGTCGAGTTCAGCGATGGATTTGCGGTTTATAGAGTGCAAGAGAACCGTTCTGGGTGGGTAGATTTGGTGTATACCGGTAGCCGCAAGTTAGCTGAAATGTGTTGGGACAAAAACGCAAAAAAGGAGAGCGAGAAATGAAAGAGATTAACGTACGTATCGAGAACGCGAAGGATTATAAGTCGAACTGGTTTGTAGCGAGAACCCAAGACGACTACGACGCATTTATAGCGATTGTAGGTGATGGGTGGGAAGATGGCAAGAGGGGTAGCTTGGCTAACGCATGGAATATCATGCAGAAGGAGGGTTGGATTCATGACAAGTCAATCGGTGAAATGTCGATGAGCAGCTTCTACATCGTGTGGGTGAAGCCTGAAAATGACGTAGAAAAGTTGGAGTTGACGTTACGGCACCATGATTGGTGGTATCAGATGAGCGACGACTACGGAGTATATAGTAGCGGCGAGAAAGCGAGAAAGAACATCGAAGCTATGATGAAGAAAGTCGAACCGTCGGTCGCAAAAGAACTTTACGAGAAATATTGCCCGTACAAAAAGGTAGACTGAGATGAAATGGTTTACTGGATGCAAGAACGCGGATGAGGTGAGAGCACGTTATCGCGATTTGGCGAGAAAACACCACCCCGACATGGGGGGCGACGTCAGGACGATGCAGGATATAAACGCAGAGTATACAGTCGCGTGTCGAATGTTCGCGAGAGCTAGTAAGCCCAATCAATCGACAGCGTATTACGAGGAAGTCGAGAGCGTAGACGAACGTCTGCGCAAGACGATATTGGAATTGCTAAAATTGCGCGACATCATCGTGGAAATCTGCGGTACGTGGATTTGGGTGACAGGTGACACGTATTCTGTGAAAGGGCAGTTGAAAGCACTTGGGCTCAAGTATAGCTCGAAGAAGATGGCGTGGTATTGGGTGGGCGCCGCCTCTAACGGGCACGGGCGTTACACGTTAGACCAGATACGCGTATTTCATGGGTCGCGGGTTGTGAATCGTGAGGGAGAGTTCGCGTAATAGAATAAATGAAGTATATGATTACGGGCAATCGCGAGATTGCCCGTATTTGTTCCAGTTAGCACTTGTCTTGTATATATCGCAAGTGGTAAGATGATGACAGAGTAAAAAAAAGGAGCGACGAAATGACTATTTACCACGCAACGAACATAGATAGCGAATATCGCGAGATGGCGAGGAAAGCCAATGTTAGACGAGAACCGTGAGATAGCTTGGTACCGTTCGCAGGAAGGAGCATAAGATGGGTGATAATTAACGTTGTGAAAGAGTATCGTACAAAATAGTATAGGGAAACCGGATTGATGATAGCCACCGGACATCAAACTAAAGCAAGCATGCATAAAGGGAGCGAAATGAAGACTTATTCGATGTTTATTGATATTAAGCGGGAAGACCAGTGTTGTAAAGAATTTGTTAGGGTCGAAGCTAAAGACCGCGAGCAGGCTCTAAGCCGAACGTGGAGCTATATAGAGCGTGTCTGGTCGCTAAGGACGAGCGCAACCGTAACCGAAATGGCAGACGTTGCCATCATAAACCTGCATGATGAGTATTGGAGCTAACCAGAATGGAGAGGTGGAGTGATGAGAACCATTGAAGAGATTATTATAAATGGCAAATGCCTGAAAGACATATTACAAGATGAAGTTGTTGACCTGCACGGGGCTAACCTGCACGGGGCTAACCTGAGTGGGGCTAACCTGAGCTGGGCTAACCTGTATCACGCTAACCTGTATCACGTTGACCTAACCGGGGCTAACCTGTGTCGCGCTAACCTGACCGGGGCTAACCTGACCGGGGCTAACCTGAGCGGGGCTGACCTGAGTGGGGCTAACCTGAAAGAGGCTACCCTGAGTAGGGCTGACCTGACCGAGACTAAACTGTATTGCGCTGACCTGACCGGGGCTAACCTGACCGGGGCTGACCTGACCGGGGCTGACCTGAGTGGGGCTAATGGATTACTCAACCCGGCAAACTGGTTGGCGAATAATTTTCGGGCTGATGATTTGGGGTATATCGTTTATAAAGCGATTGGCAACACCGAGTACACATCCCCTGTACATTGGACAATCAACCCCGGCGAATTTATCACCGAGGTGGTCAATCCTCTTCCCACAGTGGATTGTGGTTGTGGGGTGAATTTCGCAACGTTGGCGTGGATACAAAAATATTATCAGGGAGTAACGATATGGCGTTGTCGGATACGCTGGATTGACCTGCCGAATGTTGTTGTGCCATACAACACAAATGGCAAGGCGCGTTGTGGGCGATTGGAGTTGTTAGAGATAATGCAGGAGGTGGAGTGATGCACGAGTGCCCATTTTGCGGTGATGTATGTGACTGCGATTGTGATGATACATGGGGGTTGCCTGTACCAGATGACTGCCCTCATGTTTGCAACGACACCGATGACGATTACGACCCGTCATACGAGGGGCTAATACCAGACGAGGAGGTGTCCAATATAGAAACAAAGAACAATGGATGGATGTAATTGAAAACGGCAATCTTGCTCATGCTGATGTGATGAGATTGGTTGCCGAGAGAGATATGATTGATAACTGCAATGAAAGGTGCATCATGGGCGAACATAATGGCATAGTATTGACGGCAATCAGCAAATTGCCAGAGCTAAAAAAAGGATTATACAGAATGTATTTGATAGTGGGCTCAGAAACGGTGGCTACCGCAATCGACAAATACGTTAGGTGGGCTAACCTGCGCGGGGCAGATTGCCTGATTGAGGGGTACCTGCTAGGCAATGCGTTATACATAGAAATACCGCCGTCATTGGAGGAAGGACGGCGACATTAAGTATACATTCAAAACCCGCACCTCAGTACGGCATTTCTGGTATTGACAAAACGATATACAGATGTACAATGTGTTCAATAAAACGAACCGAAGGGAGCGCGACATGGACACCAAACAGTTAGGCAAACGAAAACCTACGCAATGGCTCAGGGATTAGATTACCATATAGTATAAGGGAGCACGGCGTAACAGACAAAACTAGCAGTATTAGGCACATGCAATGATGTTAGTAAGATAGTATCAGCCATTATGATGTGGCAATTGTATATCAAGCCAGACGAATGCATTAGCGTTTGGTAATATTTCGAGAAGAGAAAGGAAATTCACCGTGACAAAAGAAAACGTGATGCCATTAGAACGTGCCATATTAGAAGCCGCATTTAAATGCGAAGGTTGGAAGAACGGAGCCGCCGTGGTAAAAGATGAGGATGGTTACGAGTGTGTGCCAGCGGACAGCATCAAAGAGCAGGGCTATACCGTGCATGATATTGTGTATACTGTGAAAAGCCCAGAAGAAATGTTTGGGCGGGAGTTTGACAGAAAGCATACGACAGTCGTACAAATCAAGGCCTATATTGCGGGCACGATAGTGCCTGAATTGAAATCGGCTGGTTTGATATGACAATTGTTTTGCGGTGTGAGCAATGCGGATACGACTTAGCAGTGATAAAGAAGGACAAAATACGTTTTACCGCGCACGGCAAGCTGTTAGTGATTACTCAAAAGCGGGCTGTTGCGAAAGTCGAGTATATGTGCAAGGTTTGCCGAACGCCGAGGATGTATAATTTGTAAAAGTATTTGCATCTAATGCAGAAAGGAGCGACATGAATTTACCGGAATTCCAGCAATTAAATTTGAAATACGTCCGGAGAGTTAGCGAGAATGAGTATTCTGCAAGTTGCCCACGGTGTGGCGGTGAACCACACCGTGGGGGCGAACTGCCTGATAGGTTTAGAGTATGGCTCAAAAGCCGTGCTACGGGCGGGATTGTGGGCTGGTGTCGACAATGTGGTTATACGTGGACACCTAAAGGGGAGCGGATAGAGCAAGCTGTCCATGCTGAATGGATAGATGAGCGTAAGGCGTATGAGCAGGACAGGATAGCGAAGGCTGAGCATGCCTTGGAGCTATTGCAACGGGAGCAGGTCTGGGTTAGATATGCAGGTAATGTGAATGGCGAAATTCGCCAGCGCTATTACGATAGAGGGCTAAACGATTACTGGATTTTGTACTGGACGCTCGGATACAATCCCGACAAGGTTATATGGGATAGGAAGAATGGCAAGGAACATCATACGCCTACATTGACGATACCCGTATTCGAGCCAGAAGCAAAAACACCGATAACCATCAGGAACAGACTACTCAACCCGATAGATGTGAACGATAAGTACAGACCAGAATATTCGGGTTTGCCCACGAGTCTATATTATGCGAATCTGGACACATATCCTAAAAACAAAGTGTTGATAGTAGAGGGCGAGTTCAAAGCTATGACTACCTATATCGCGTACGATGACCCCGACATGTTTGTCGTGGGGACACCGGGCAAAACGCCTAGTCAGGAAATATTCGCGGCATTAAATGCATGCGATGTGGTTTATATTTTGCTCGACCCAGACGCTTATGTGAAGCAAACAAATGACGGGATTACTCCAGTAAGGCGCATTGTGAATCTGTTCAAGGATAAAAGCAGGGTTATATCGTTGCCGTATAAAGTGGATGACATGATAACCAGCAATGTATTGGATAAAAAAGCACTCCACAACTTAGTCAACACAGCGAGGAAGATGCAGTGGAATCGTTCAAAGACCTAAAAACAAGGATACTCAGCAGGCGACCGTTATGCGAAGTGTGTTACGAAAGAAGAGCAACGCAACTACACCATTGCCTTGTGCACGACATGAAGCGTTATCATACGTTGCTCACAGTAGAAGAGAACTTGATGCCGATATGCGATATGTGCCACGTGGAATTATCTCAAAAAGGGAACGACATGGCTACGAAAGTCGATTTCGCTTATCGTCAGAAAGCGATTTATAACTACGATATCGGGAAATGGTATCGGCAATTGCCATTGAAAGTAAAAGAACATTGGCTGTTAAACCAATGAAGGGAGCAGACACAGATATGAGTATCAGATTAATGTCGATAGTATTTGAGTGCAGTTTGCCAACCACGGAGAAATTCGTGTTACTTGCGATGGCAGACTACGCGAGTGATAGCGGTGAGAGCATCTTCCCGTCTATCGCAACGTTGGCACGTAAAACCAGCCTTTCTGACAGGAGTGTACAGCGCAGTATTCAGTCGTTGCTGGAAGGCAGATATTTAGACATGGTGCGCGAGGGAGGAGGGAGAAATCACACCAACCTTTACCGTATCCGAGTGGCGCGATTTAGCGAAGAAAAGGGTAAAGCGGTGACACCCATTGAGGCAGAAGAATTAAAAGGTGACACTGTGTCCAAAAAGGGTGACACTGTGTCCAAAAAGGGTGACGCTGTGTCACCCGAACCATCATTAACCATCAAAGAACCACCAGTTGCCGCCCCAAGTAAATCGTTGCACGGAGAACCCGTTTACGAGGTTTGCGACGAGTACGGTATACCATTGGAACAGAAGAAAAAGAAAGAAAGGCGAGCGCGAGCCACGCCGCCCGAACAATTCGAGGTGGCGCAGGCGTTGGCTGATGTTACAGGCATGAGTTTCCCAGCCAATCGAGCGCGGTTAGCCGTAGAGGCGCGGGAGCTTTTGAAAGACGACAGGGTCAGCGCAAAGTTGATTTTAGAGGAGTATGGGGCTAATGGTACGTGGTACAGAATGGATTTTAGAGGGAAGAAAGGCGAGCGTCCGACGTTGAGACAAATCAGAGAAACGTTGTTCACTTATAAAAAAGAAAGACCAAGGACGGTTGTCGCAGACATGAAACCGCACGCTTCGAGCGAGACAATCCGTGAGGATGGTGCGCGATGCAAGAATTGATATTCTCGCCGCAAGAAGCGGCTAAACTAGCGATAGATGCTATAGAGGATTTAAAAAAGCATAAAGGGATTGGTGTAAAAACTGGGATTGGTTCATTGGACAGCGTGTTGTTGCCGTTGCGACCAGCGGAGCTACTTGTTGTCATGGGATATACCTCGTGGTACAAAAGCGGGTTCATGAATTGGTTGTTGAAATCCGCGGTTGCGCAATGCACTTCAACCGAGGTCGCCGTGAAGGTGACGTGGGAAGATAGCGTAGAGGAAGATACGCTTAAGTGGATAAGCTCGCAATCGGGGATTAGCATATCGACGTTGGTGCGAGGAGAGATTGTGGATTGGGACGTCGTGATGAACGCTTACACAGCGAGGGTCGAGACACCGTTGTGGATAGTTGGGCATTCTAATGCGCAGTCAAGCGTTGAAGGGAAACCAAGACCGAGGATGACTATGAACGACGTGCTGAGTGCGGTTAAGTTTATCGCTGATGGAGTTAACGATAGTAAGTACAAGATAAAGATGGTGGTGCTAGATTATCTGCAAAGGATTAGGCCCGATAGCACTGACGGAAGTACCAAGCGCGAGCAAATGATGGAAGCAGTCAACAAAGCGAAGGATTTGGCGATACAGATGGGATGCCCTGTGGTATTGGGCGTTCAGGCTGGTAGGCAGGTACTTGATAGGGATTTTAAACTACCGAGACTCGAGGACGGGTTGGAAACCAGTAATATCGAGCAGTCGAGCGACAAAGTTATTAGCTTGTGGTATCCAATCAAGACCGAGAGAGAAGGGACTGATTTAAGCGGAGACGGTTGGGAGGCACCCGTTACGAAGAATCTGTTGATTGCGGGTATCCTAAAACAGAAAATGGGAATTGCACCTATTACGATACCGTTATTCGTGAGACCGGACAAGAATGTGATTGTGGGATTGGAGACAAGATATGAAGCCAGCTAGAAACCCGAGGGAAGTAAAGATGTTTTGCAAGCAGACCGCCGACATGTACGGGAGAGCTGTGTTTGACAACGAGCCCATGAAGGGTGCCATGATAGGCACGCTGAATAGAATGGCTGGTAGCGATGACGCGAGAAAGGAGGTCATAAAATTTCTTTTCGGCGTGAGCAGTTCAAAGAAGTTGAGCGGTGCACAATGGATTGCTCTCGCAAGATGGATTGACATGGTCAACGTAGACGACAAGTGGATACCACAGGAATGTTTGAAAAAGGAGGTCGACGACATACTCGAGTTTATATCGAAGGGAGAGATTTATGTATTCGGTTGAGTTCTTTGTGCATGGTTGGGCTTA